CTGCTCGAATGTGTCTTCATCGGCATAGTCAGTGTCTATGCGGAAAAATCCCCATCCTCCATCCACGGCAAAGTCAAAGGCTGTGTTGTAGGCTGTGTCAGCGTTGCTTGTGTATTCAACGTTCCGGATCAAGCCATTGATGATCTTGGCCGTCTCTGGATCCGCGGTTGAATCCATCGGACGAACTTTGATGCTGGGATCGACTTGTCTTTGATCACCCTTGATCTGCTTATTGGTGCCGGCAATGCGATTCACTACCAAGGAAGGCCGTCCATGGCGCTCCTCAAGTGTGAGCTTGTCCCATTGTTCGCCATGGGCAAAACGAATATCGTCTGTGGCCTGTTCGCGCATGTCAGACTCGGCCTGCCGAGCTTGATCAAAGCGCTTCAATGCAGTCTCTAGCAAATCTTCATACTTGTGAGCCATGTTATTGTACCGCCAAGGTTACGGAGACGGTGGGACTGTTTGATCCCAATGTCTCTTGTGCTTGGATCCTCAAGTATTTCGTAACCGGTATATATGGAATAGTGAAAAACTTGTTGCCCGCTGTCTGACTTTTGGCAATGATGTTGTTTGCATCTTCTGGCTCAAGAAAAGTTCTGCCGTCATTTGATACGAGATAAATCCAGTTGAGCTTGCCAGAGCCGCTTATGGTTTGCTGAAGGCTGATAAATCCTCTTATATACTCTATGTTTACAACATCACTGTCAAGCGTACCACCTGCAGGGACAGTTGCTTCATTAAAGAGCAAGAACGTAAAAACTTCTTGGCTAGAAGCACTGTTAGGCCGCTTTATTAAAATATGGGTCATCACCTGAGCTCTGCTATTTCCATTGTGGACGTTACTGTTGCCGATCCACTTTGACTTTTAGCCATGAGGACAAATAGAGAGCCGATAGGAGCGTCTAGGCGTGGCAAGTTGCCGGATCCTGCTCCAGTTTGATTGCCTGCCCCTGAGATCGCTATCCCTGGACCTCCGAAAATTTCCTTCCCGCTTGCCGAAGATACGTTAGTCGAAAACTCAACCGCAGTATCACCGACATCAGCAAACTGTGAAACATTCCATGAGGCTGTATCGTTTATAGAGTCAGCCAAAGCTATATACCAATACAAATCGGAATCTGTCTGAAGGCTGATAGCACTAAGCTGAATTAAAACATTGACCCAAGGGTAAATAGTTCGAAGTCGTGCCGCGATAGTCGGAACATAGCCTGTATCCGGAACGGTTTGGCTCGTTCTGATTTCTCCCACAATACGGCGTCGATATGTAGGCGTACCGTAAATGCCAAATTCTCGGCCTGTGGTGTATACTTCACCTTCAGAATCCCCGCTAATCTCCACTGTAATAGGGAGATTAGGGTTGGCGGTAGAGACATCGGATTCAGGAAAATATCTATCCAAAAGAGCCAAAAAGGAACCTTTGCTCCTGTCCTCTGGGATGATAAGCGCGCACCAGCGGATCGGTCCATATCCATGCCAGACAAAAGGTATTTGGAATACAAGCCCATCAGAGGTAGAGATGCTATATCCGCTTGGGCCGGAGCCATCGAGGGGATCTACCCAATTCTCTCGCTCACGCGTATGAACAGTAGTGCCGCTACTGATCACAAACGTCCTTAATCCATTCGCATCCTCTTCAATTCCAAAACCATTTCCACCGCCATCCGTATTTGTCGTATCGAAATATCCCCACCTATATTTGGTGGTGCCCGTGGGCTCTATGCTCTTACGAATAGCAACGCCAGGATTGCCCACCATCCCCGGTTCATATCTGCCGCGCTCTGCCGTTTCGAGGCGACACGTCTCACCACCGGGGTTATATAAACGATATTCGCTTCCCGTAACTTCAATTACAGCCGAGCCGGAAGTAAAATCCCGGTCAACAAACTTCGAAACGACAAATGGCTTAACATCAAAAAGCGCATTGTATTGGGAGACAGCGAGTGAATTGAATGGATCACCTGCTCGCTGAAGCTGATCCAAAACCTCTCCCATCTGTTTAGTTTGCTGCGCCTGCCACATCAGCGAAACCTTTTAAGGACCAGCTTCTTGATCTGGTCGATGGTTTTGCTCATCGCTTCAACGTCAGTCCAGATTTCCTCTCTCACGTCCTCATATTTGCTTATGCGCTCCTTAATCCGGGTACGCCATCCATCAAGATCACGCAAGGCCTGTGAAAGCCATTTTTGACGTAATGAATAGAATGTCCCAAAGCCTGCGATGCATCCGAGCGCAAAAGCGCCGATTTGATACAGTAGTTGTTCAGTCATTCTTTTTATCCTTCGGCTTACCCTTGCGCTTTGTCTCAGCGTAATCTTTCAGCTGCTTTCGGCTCATGTCGCTTTCGTACATCTTCTTGGCAGCCCCCCCTGAGCTTGTTCGGATCCATCTCTCCACGGCGTGCCGCCAAGGCCATTCCTGCGGCTTTCTGTTGATCTTTGCTCTGAGCCGGCATATCTACATCCCAAATGCTGTTCCAGTTCCGGATCCAGGTAGAACCCCGCTATCCTTACCACGCTTTCGAGTCCGCTCATTGGCGTAAACGATCGCATCTCCCTTATCCGGAGAACGCCCGATGCGGGCCTTGATGTCTTCCTTGCTTTCCACGAGCACCCCATTGCTCCGCAAGGTCCAGCGCGGAGCCGTAAGATCGGCTCGTATTTCCGAACCAGGGGGGAGCGCAATTTCTTCTTGGTTTTTGGGATCTAACGCTTCCCGCATCTCCCACCAAAGCGCCGCTCTGTAGTTAGCCATCCGGAGAGCTTTCGACCGATCTGTGCGCTTTGTCCTTTCGGCGCTATTAATGGGAATTGTGTGTAATGCTGTGCCCACCAGATGATCATACACGCTTGAGCCGATACCGATCACATCAACATGTACAGGTGCCCTATCCCGAAGGATCTGCACCACCAAGGCCGCCACAGCCGGTCCGTCCGGCGTTTGCGAACCGGGATAGCATGCCAGCTCATCAAACCAATTGCCGTAGCGCTTGGCAATGACCGTCTCGTCCCGGCCGCCCCGAGCAGGATCCACCCCAATGCTGTCCATGGGGCCTCGATCTTTCGGCTGTATCTGCTGCCACCGCTCTTGTGCCTGCAAGACCCAATCCGTCGGGATCACCTGCCACGGATCATCGTCTGTGCCGGCCTGAAAATCGCCGTGCAGCATCTGTGAGCGAAGAGGCTCAGGCAGCGCTTGGAGTGTAGCTTCGTAGTCCGTGGACATGAGGAAGGGATTGTCCCATACTTTTGAAGGAATAAACGTCCGGCTTTTGGGGTAAAGTAGTTCGCCCTTTTCCTTGATTGGTTCGCCGCCCGGACACTCGATATCCTCACCACCGAGTGTTGTAAACCACCTGAGCTCACCTGGCTGAGCAGGATTTGGGTGATCTGTTTTCAGCCACGGACCCCAAAATTCCCGCACCCAATCGCCATCACTGTCTGTTGGAGGGTTGCCTGTACAAACGATGCGACACCGCTCATCTTCATGCGTTGAGCGGTTCCACGTCATCAAATATCTAAATTGTGACTCAAGAAAATGAGTTATCTCATCAAAGCCTTTTAGGGAATGATCACGACCTTGATAGGCTTTCTCACTCCCATAATCCTTGCAATGCCCAAACTCTATCTGTCTTTTACCCCATCTCCACACTTTGCTTTGAGAATTAAACCCTTCCCGTGTACCGAGAATTTCAGCCATTCGGTCATAAATGCCTTGGAGTTGCGTCCCTTCTCGCCTGAAAATTATGGACTTTCTGTGTTGAGTTAATGCAAGGCCTATGAGAAGATCCGTTTTTCCCCCACCAGCCGATCCGCCATAAAACAAGATGTTAGCGGGGCTCTCGTATGCTTGCATTTGAGGACCAGGCAAAGGAAGCCACACATAGCCAGCTATGAGCTTATCCACCTCCTTTTTTTCCTCTTCCGTCATGTAAGGGAGGAGGCGTTTAATTTCGTTAACTGTCGTTGCTTCCATCCTCACCTACTCTCTTCTGCACTTGGTGCAAAAGCGACGCTAACCTTGATGCCCGCTCGGTATCGTCCAACTCAATGGGGCCTCCATCTTTACCAGTAACCTCCCGCCGTTCCACAAAGTCCGCTTCAGATTTTGCCAGGTTTTCAGAGGCTTTCAGACGATGCTTCATGTGTTCTTGATCATCTTCCATGACCTGCGTCCAAAACTCCTGCCGGCGTTGGCGAGAGGCTATGTGAGGACGACGTTCTTCTCCTTCTCGCTGCTTGATCGCTTCCCGGACCTTGGGCGTCTGCATGAGTTCATAACCACGGCTGCCGGGGTTTCTATATCCCGCCTTCCTAGCCGCTTCGGTGTAATTGCCCTCGTAGTAGTCCACGAAGCGTTGTTGTTTTTGAGAGAGGATACCCTCTTTCCCGTTGGAAGCCATAGCTATTTCTTTTTGCGTTCAATTTTGCGTTCTTTTCGATTAGCCTTTCTACGTGTCTCGTATTCGCCCCGAATTTTGCCCTTGGAGCCGCGGACTCTGTACTCGTGCCCGGTCTTGGTTTTAGAGACAGCAGCCCTACGCTTTTTCCCACGCATGATTGATCCTTACTTCTTGATATTGTTTACCATCCGCTTAGCTTGGTCAGCGCTGTAGTCGTAAGTATTACGCAACATTCGCTTCGCGGCC